GACAACAAGCTCACCGAGAACGGCGGCTGGGACGACGCGCTGCTGAAACTCGAAATTGCCGACCTCAAAAATCTCGGCTTCGACGTGCCGCTGATGGGTTTCAGCGAGGCCGAGCTCGCCCGGCTCACCGGCTCGCATGGTGGGCTCACGGACCCCGACGAAGTCCCCGAGCCACCGGCCGTGCCGGTGGCCCAGCCCGGCGATCTCTGGCAACTCGGCCGGCACTGGTTGCTGTGCGGCGACAGCACCAAGGCCGAGGCCACGGAGAAGGTGCTCGGCGGGGTCAAGCCGCACCTCATGGTTACGGACCCGCCTTATGGGGTGAACTATTCAGCCGGCTGGCGAAATGAGGCCATGCCCGCGAAAAATGACCCGTCGCGCTGGCGCGACGGGTCAGGCCGCGCCATTGGCCTTGTTTCCAACGACGACCGAGCTGATTGGCGCGAGGCTTGGGCACTTTATTCCGGGGACGTTGCCTACGTGTGGCACGCCGCCACAAAGGGCCACGTCGTTGCCGAAAGTTTGATGGCATGCGGATTTGATATTCGCGCGCAGATAGTCTGGGCGAAGAATCAAATCGTGATCTCGCGCGGGCATTATCACCCGCAGCATGAGCCGTTGTATTATGCCGTCCGGTCTAAGGCGACCGGCCATTGGTCCGGCGACCGCAAGCAAACTACGCTTTGGCAAATCGATAAGCCTCGCAAGTCCGAAACCGGCCATTCGACTCAGAAGCCAGTCGAATGCATGAAGCGCCCGATCGAGAACAACTCCTCGCCCGGTCAGGCGGTCTACGATCCGTTCGTCGGCTCTGGCACCACGATCATCGCCGCTGAGATGACCGGGCGCGCCTGTCACGCCGTCGAACTAAACCCGGCATATGTCGATGTTACGATCGAACGCTGGCAGAACTTCACCGGCGAGAAGGCAACGAAACACGGGGCGGCCACAATCAAGAAAGTGAAAAATCATGGCACAAGGCCGGCTGCATCAGCCTGACGAACGCGCGCGGAAGCAAGTCGAATCCATGGCGAGCTATGGTGTCCCCCAGCTCGACATTGCGCGCGTGTTGTCGATTACCATTCCGACGCTGCGCAAGCATTATGAGTACGAGCTTCAGACGGCGCAGATCAAAGCGAATGCTTTGGTGGCGCAGAGCTTGTTTCAGAAAGCGACTGGGAATGGTCCCGGATCTGTCGTGGCGGCAATCTTCTGGCTCAAGGTCCGCGCCGGCTGGCGTGAGATCCCGGCCGAGGATCCGCCAATGCTCGGCAAGAAAGAACAGGCGCAGATTGCCGCCGAGACTGCGGCCGAGGGCACTGAGTGGGGCACGCTGGTTCACTGATGCTCGACCTGTCGTGCCGGGATTGGGAAGATCGCATTCGTCAGCGGCGGTCGCTCATTCCTGCCGCCGCGCATGGGATCAATCCGGGCGAGACCGATCGCGCGATCAAGATATTCAACAAACTTCGGTTGCCGGACGTCCCCGGCGTTCCAGCAATGGCTGTTGCTGCCGGCGAGTGGTTTCGTGAGATCGTTGGGGTACTGCTCGGTTCGATCGACGAGAGCGGCGCGCGGGTGATCCGCGAGTTGTTCGTCCTCGCCGCCAAGAAAAGCAGCAAGACGAGCTATGGTGCGGGGCTGATGATCACCGCGCTATTGCTCAACCAGCGACCGCGAGCCGAATTTCTGTTAGTTGCGCCGACGCAGGCAGTGGCCGATCTGGCATTTTCGCAGGCGGCCGGCATGACGCAGATCGATCCGGACGGGTTTCTGCAAAAGCTCCTGTATGTGCAGGAGCATTTGAAGACGATCACCAACCGCACCACAAAGGCGCAGCTCAAGGTGAAGACGTTTGATACTTCGGTTCTGACCGGCGTCAAGCCGGCCGGCGTGCTGATCGACGAACTGCATGAAATTTCGCGCGGCTCCAAAGCTAGTCGCATTATCGGTCAGATTCGTGGTGGGCTTCTGCCGATCCCCGAGGCGTTTCTGGCGTTTATCACGACGCAGAGCGATGAGCCGCCAGCGGGTGCATTCCGTGCCGAATTGCAGACGGCCCGAGCCATTCGCGACGGTCGAATAGCCAGTGGGGCGATGCTGCCGATCCTGTATGAATTCCCGGACGACATCGCACGCGATCGGCAGCGTTGGGGCGATCCTGCGAACTGGCCGATGGTGACGCCCAACCTGGGCAAGTCGATCACCATCGATCGGCTGGTGTCGGACTACGAGACCGCGACCTACAAAGGGGAAGACGAGCTTCGGCGCTGGGCCTCGCAGCATCTCAACATCGAGATGGGCATCGGCATGAGCTCGGACGGCTGGCCCGGCGCGCAGTTCTGGGCGGCAGCCGAGGATCCGGCGCTCACGCTCGAGGAGATCCTGATCAGGTCTGAAGTGGTGGTGGTCGGGATCGACGGCGGCGGCCTTGATGATCTGTTCGGCGTGGCAATCGTCGGGCGCTGTCGTGAAACCAGCGATTGGTTGTGCTGGGTACGTGCGTGGTGCCACGAGAGCGTGCTCGAGCGGCGCAAGTCGATCGCGCCGCGGTTGCGAGAGGCGCAGGCGGCCGGCGAGCTGGTGATCGTGGAGCATGCGGCACAGGACATCGAGCAGATCGTCGAACTGATAGACATGATCAACAAAAAGAAACTGCTGGCCGCGGTTGCAGTAGATCCCGCGGGCCTCGGTGAATTCATCGAAGCGCTGCGCGAGGTCGGCATCACGCAGGAAGGCGAGCAGCTCGTCGGGGCGCCGCAGGGTTACGCGATGATGAACGCGATCAAGACGGCCGAACGCAAGACCGAGAACGGCACGCTGAAACACGCACCGAACCGACTGATGGACTGGTGCGTGGGCAATGTGAAGATCGAGAGCACGGCGACCGCGATCCGCGCGACCAAACAGAACGCTGGCGACGCGAAGATCGATTGCTGGATGGCGCTGATGGACGCGGTCACGGTGATGGTGCGCGATCCCAAGCCGCATCGGGCGCCGGTGCCGCGGTTGTACGTCATATAGGACATCGGACCATGCTCAGCCGAGCTTACAGCTTGCTTGAAATCAAGCGGGTGAACGAGGAGACGCGGACCATCACTGGCAAGGCGACGACGCCGACGCCGGATCGGCTCGGCGACATCGTCGAGCCGGAGGGCGCGCAGTTCAAGTTGCCGCTGCCGTTGCTTTGGCAGCACGACAGCGCTGCGCCGATCGGCCATGTCACGGCGGCCAAGAGCAGCAAGGACGGCATCGAGATCACCGCCAAGCTGGCGCGCGTCGCCGAGCCTGGCCGGCTGCAGGAGCGTCTCGACGAGGCGTGGCAGTCGATCAAGGCCGGGCTCGTGCAGGGGCTCTCGATCGGCTTCAAGTCGCTCGAGCATTCGCGCATCGAAGGCGGTGGCCTACGTTTTCTGAAATGGTCGTGGCTCGAGCTCTCGGCCGTGACAATTCCGGCAAACGCCGAAGCCTCGATCACGACAGTCCGTTCTCTCGACACTGCGCAGCTCGCCGCGCATGGCAAGAAAGCTCGCGGTGTCGTTTACCTCAACCCTCCCGGCGCCTCGGGACATCAGCAGGCCCAGGAGGGCACGATGAAAACTTATGCTGAGCAGATTACGGCGCTTGAAAACAAGCGCGCCGCGACATTCGCGGCACAAGAGGCGGTCGCCAAAAAAGGACTCGACGACGACCGCACAATGGACGACGCGGAAACCGAGGAGTTCGATACGCACCAGGCGACGATCGAGTCCATCGACAAGCAGCTCGCGCGTTTACGGCAGCTTGAACAGAATGTCGCGAGGGCGGCCAAGCCGGTGATCAAGGCGGACACGGCGCACGAAGGCGCGGCATTTCGCAGTGGCATCGTCGTGCGGAGCCAGCCGAAGCTCGATCCAGGCATTGAGGCGGCCCGCCTATGGAAGGCCAGGGCCGTTGCGCGGCTGGATGCCCGCAACGCGATCGAGGTCGCAACCGAAATGTACGGGGCCGAGTCCAATGTCGTCGGCACGCTGAAGACGGCGGTGCCGGCCGGCTCGACGATCACCGGCAACTGGGCGGCAAACCTCATTGCTGCGGAGGGCGCGGCGGTCGCCGACTTTCTCGAATGGCAGCGGCGGGCAACCATCCTCGGCCGCTTCGGCACCGGCAACATCCCTGCCTTGCGCTCGATCATGTTCTATACGCCGATCGTGACGCAGACGAGCGGCGGTGCTGGGTACTGGGTCGGGCAGGGAAAGAACAAGCCGCTTACTTCGTTTAGCTTCACGCGCACGACGCTGACGCCACTAAAAGTGGCGAATATCTGTGTTCTAACGGAAGAGAACATCAGATACTCGAATCCGAAGTCGGACACGATCGTTCGCAACGAGCTAGCGAACGCGCTGACCGAGCGGCTCGACATCGACTTCATCACGCCATCTAAAACCGCGGTGGCGAACGTCTCGCCGGCTTCGATTACTAACGGTGCGCCATCCATCGCATCATCTGGTCCAGACGCTGACGACGTGTACCTCGATATCAGGTCGCTGTTTGCCAAGTTCACGGCGGCAAACAATCCGGTCACGAGCGGCGTGTGGGTCATGTCATCGAACAACGCGGCGGCGTTGGCGATGATGAAAAACCCGCTCGGCCAGAACGAGTTCGCCTCGATGACAAACACCGGCGGCACGCTCGGCGGCATGCCGGTGATCGCGTCCGATCACGTCGGCAACATCGTTGTGCTGGTCAATGCTTCGGATGCTTATCTCGCCGACGAGGGCGGCATCACGGTCGATGCCAGCCGTGAGGCATCGCTCGAAATGTCCGACGCTCCGACCGGCGACGCGATCACGCCGACAGGCACAAGTTTAGTATCAATGTGGCAATCAAACTGCGTGGCGCTTAGGGCGGAGAGAGTCGTGAACTGGGCGAGACGCCGGGCGCAGTCGGTCGCGTATCTGACCGGCGTTGCGTGGGGCGGCCCGGTCCACACCGCGTAATCGGAGTTTACGATGAGGACGCGCAAGCTGCAGGCGCTCAAGCCGCACAAGTACGGCACGCGGCACCTGACCGCCGGTGAGGAATACGAGGCACCCCTGCGCGAGGCCGTCGCGATGGTGGTGAGCCGCAAGGCCCGCTTTGCCTCGAAGAGCTTGCGCCCTTTACCGCAGCCGCCGGAGCCGGTCGCGCCGCCGGAGCCGTCCGAAGCGCCGGCGCCGTCCGCGGCGCCGGAACCGGCGGTCAGCGAACTCGATCAGTTGCGCGCCAGGGCCACGGCACTCGGCATCGAGTTTGATGGCCGCTGGGGCCTGGCGCGGCTGCGATATCAGATCGGCCAGGCCGAGGGTCGCCGTTGATGCGCATCTTCGGCCTGACCGTCGAATGGCGCAAAGCGCTGTCCTCGGTGTCGGAGGGCCGCGGCGGCTGGTGGCCGCTCATCCGCGAGTCGTTTCCCGGCGCCTGGCAACGCAATGTCGTGGTCAATGCCGACGACGCCGCGGCGTTTCACGCCGACTTCGCCTGCAAGACGCTGATCGCCAGGGACATCGCCAAGCTGCGCGTGAAGCTCGTCGAAGAGGACGAGAACGAGATCTGGTCGGAGACGGACAATCCCGCGTTTTCGCCCGTGCTTCGTTCCCCGAATGATTACCAGACGCGCAATCAGTTCTATGAAGCCTGGATGCTGTCGAAACTGTCGCGCGGCAACACCTACGTGCTCAAGGTGCGCGACAACCGCAATATCGTCATCGCCATGC